AAGTTGAGTTTCCACATGTTAAGCCGATAGCAGCAACTAACTTTAAAAAACCAAAGCTAGCACGGTCTTCAGATTCTAAATATAAAAAAGCATTAATTATTCCAGACGCTCAATTTGGTTTTAGAAGAAGTTTTGACACGGGTGTATTAGACCCTTTTCACGATAGACATGCGCTAGATTGTGTTTTACAAGTAGCGGAAAAAGAAAAACCAGACACAATTATATATTTAGGGGATATGCTAGATTTACCAGAATGGTCAGATAAGTTTTTAGTATCTCCAGAGTTTTTCTTTACTACACAACCCGCAATTAATGAATTGCATTGGTGGACAAAAGAATTTAGACAGCATTGTAATAAAATGATTTATCTTGAAGGTAATCACGAATTACGAATGAGCAAGGCAATTTCTAAAAATATAATCGCCGCGTATAATTTAAAACCAGCCAATCAGCCTAAAAAACTTCAAATGACAATACCTACTTTGCTAGCACTTGATGATTTAGACGTTGAATATTGTGGTCCTTACCCCGCTGGAGAATATTGGCTAAACGATAATCTAAGAATATCTCATGGTACAATAGCTAGAAAAGGAAACGCAGATACAGTCAAAGCAATTTTAGCTCAAGCTAGAAATTCTGAAATTGTTGGGCATATTCACAGACATGAAATGGCTCAAAAAACCGTACACCCTAGACAGGGTATTAGAACTTATGTTGCCTACTCTCCCGGAACAGTTGCGCGCATTGAATCCAACATTGTTCCCGCATTTAGTCCAAGAAATGATTGGCAACAAGGATTTGCTATTGTAAACTATCAAGACGGAAATGGCTTATTTCAGATTATTCCGCATAGTATTCATAATGGAGTTACATTATATAATGGGTCTGAAATCCAAGCTAGAAAGCCAATAATTAATAAAATAAAAAAAAGTATTAAAATGTAGTATTATTGTAACATTTAAAAATTAGGAGTTACAAATATGTTACAAAAACTTGTAAGTTCAACAATATCAACGCTAACGCTTGGCTACGGACCAAGAGGTTGGGGGTTCGAGTCCTCCCGGGCGTACTGACATAAAAATAAAAAATAAATATTTTACCCTCAGAAATGAGGGTTTTTTCTTTTAGGGGTTAAAAAAGTTTGTTTTAGTTTATTGAGTTTATCGTTGATACAAAAGTGCTACACCTTGATACAGAAATGCTACAGCTAAGGCACAAAAATGTTACGTTCTAGGGGATAGAACGAATTTTTTCGTCTATAAAATTAAAATTTTGATGCGTATAAATATCGGCTGTAGTTGCTTCGCTACTATGAGCTAGCATTTTTTTTCTATCTTTTGAACCTAAACCGCCTTTAACAAGCATCAACATGTTAAAAGTATGCCTTAATGAATGAATATCTGCTTTTTCAGTATATCCCAATTCTATTAATTTTTGCTGAAACCGTTTTGTTGAGCCATCTCTGTCTTCTTTTTTTGTGTAAACGTTAGCAATATTTAATTTTTTAAGTTTTGGGTGTAAAGGTATTTCTACAGGAACGTCTGTTTTTCCTGTAGTGTTAATTAAAATTCTGTCTTCTTTAATTTGAGATTTTTTTAAATTGCCAGCGTCGCTAGCGCGAAGACCTGTGTAATAACAAATACTCCAAAATGATTTATCTTTTTCAGACACTTCTTTTGATTTTATTGCCTCTAAAACATATTGAACGGGAATTGGTATTCTTTTTTGACCTTTATGTTTTGGAATGTCTGGGTTTTTAGCTGGATTGGTGTTGTCATAGTATTTGTACTTAATAGCGTATTCAAACATCAGTTTAATATTTCTTACTTCGTCTCGCACGGTTTTTGCAGAAACTTTTCCAATCGACATTCTATTTACAACATATCTATCAATATCGCTAGCATCAACCTGTGTAAACATTTTTCTGTTTTTTGGTTCTTTCATAAACTCGTTAAAATAATCAATATAAGTGCATTTTGTGTTTAAGTATGTTATGCTTTGATTTTTAGGTTTTTTAGAAACCATGTTTTGTTTAAACTCTTCGCAAACATCGTGTATAGACATGCGTTGATTTTGGGGAATACTGTGTTTTTTAAAAAACATTTCTTCGTCCCATTTCTTTTTTAATATGTTTGCTAGCTTTAAAGTAGAGGTCCCGCAACTACGCATAATCCTATTGGGTGGCGTTCCGTGAGTGTACCACCAGTTTGGACTGTCTCCTCTTCTGTAAAGTTTTCCCATTAAGATTTAATAATTATATTTTTAGTTTCAACAATTGGGTTTGTTGACCAATTAATTTTACATATAGATTCAGTTATTAGCGAATTGCCATTATGTTCATACATAATGAAAAACCTCATATAAAACGCTGAAAATGTAAATTTATATAATTTATGTTGTTGTGGAATTTGTTTAGTAACAGATTGCAATTCTTTAAGCGATTTTTCATTTATTATTTTGTTTATAGAGTGATTTAAAGAATTTACCCATTTCCCTACCATAAAATAATTTTCTACTAAATCTTTTTTGTTTATTTTTAAAGCCTCAGAAATAACTTCTGGATAGTCAATGCTTTCAATGCAACGCTCAATAGATTTAAAAGAAAAAATGTTTCTTAATTTTACAACTGTTTTAAAATCGGGTTGTACTTTTTCATATAATTTAGGTATAGGATTTATTAAGTTGTTTGCTTCTAAAATTTGATTTTTTTCTTTTAATTCAACAATTTCTTTTTTTTGATAATTAATTAATTGTTGGGTGGTTTCCCAATAATCTTCGGTTTTTATAGCCATTTTTTTGCCCTCCAAGACTTTAGTAGCTTTTTTATTTTTATCCGCAAAAGCATTATCAACGCTTTTAACGTTTAAAAATTCCTCTGTTTCTGTTATGTAATCATTTATGTTTTTGTTATGTTCAAAACAATATTTTTTTATAACTGAAACAGGTACGTTTTCTCTTGCTTTCCAATTGGATATAGCCGAAGGAGTAACTTTTAATATCTGAGCCAATTCCGCATCTGAATATATTTTATTTTCTAGCTTTATTTTGTTTATAATAAAATTTATATCCATAAAATAAAAGTGTTTTAAATTCACAAAATGTGTATTAACTTCACAAATCAGTTATAAAACCTTATGAATCATTTTATAACTACACAAAACTACACAAACTTAACTAAAATAACAAGTAAAAAGGGGTTTTCGTGAAGGACAATTTTCTTACTATATCTCAAGTAGCAGAAGAACTTAAAGTGTCTAAATGGACGGTCAGACAGTATATACACACAGGCAAGCTTAAAGCTAGCAAGCCAAACGGTAAAAATTTTATTATTATGGCAAGAGAGCTTTACAAGTTTGTTGACAACACAGAGTACAAACCAATAGTTACTTTATAATTATTAGTTCTTTTGTTTTTTTGAAAGAACTAATAATTAAAAAGGTAACCTATTAAGATGACCAAAATAAAATCCAAAGCACGGCAACATTGTGCTAACTACAATACAGGAAAATGTTTAGGGATTATGTTTACTCGTATTGACGGAAAGCTAACTGTCGTTGCAGATAAAAACTTTGTTGGAAAAGATTGTATTGTTGAAAAAGGTAATTGCTCTTATTTCAATAATATTGTTTTAAAAAGCGTATCTAGGAATAAACATGCAAGAAGATAAAATATTAAAAATGAAAATAGACCCACCAAAAAAAACGCCTATTAAAGAGTTAAAAGAGTTTTACAGGCTTGTTTACACTCTAGCCGAAAATAAAGGGTACAAAGTAACGCCCAGCAACCAAACAACCGAATATTTAAAAGCGCTAAGCATTGAGGAAAAAAATGAAAAATAAACCACAAGAAATTATACTTGATGAACTTCACGGCGAGACTAAAGATGATAAATATGGAGATGTACATGTTGACCAAATTCTTTGGAAAATTGGACAAATAGAAGACGAAATAAAAGAACTTGAAAATAAAAAAATAGACTCGATGGAGTTTTACGACAGAAGAATTGAATCTGTTAAAAAACAATTGAATTATCGAGAAGAAATTTTAAATGGGTACATGAACCACCAATATCAAAATACCGATAAAAAAACGGCAAATTTACCCAACGGAACCCTAAAGCTAACCACAAGAACAACTCGAACATTTGGAGAAGACCAAACATTATTTGATTATTCTTATAAAAATAATATTGCTACTAGAGTCACAGAAAAACCCGACAAAAAAGCTATTGTTGAGCATATTAAAAAAACAGGAGAGTTTCCAAAAGATTACGAGGAAAAAAAACAAACTAAATTCTCGTATAAAACAACAAAACAACCAACCATAAAACCACGAATAGTAGGAGAAGTAAGAAATGCCAGTTAATATACACGGAAAACAATACAGAACCGTTGCTGAAAGAATAGAACTCTTTCACAAAGAACACAAAAAAGAAATTAAAAGCATTACAACTGAAATATTAAAAAATGATGAAAATATAGTCTTAATGAAAACAACCATAAAGGTTGGAGATAATGTTTATGAAGGGTACAACCAAGAAACTTATGGTTCTTCACATATAAATAAAACATCTGCCCTTGAAAATTGTGAAACCAGCGCAATAGGTAGAGCGTTATCAAGTGCTGGTTTTGTAGGAGAGGAATTTGCATCAGCTAATGAAGTTCAAAATGCTATAAAACAACAAAAAAATGGAGTTTCTGTAAGACCGAAACCTTCTAAGCCTAAGCCTTTTGTTAAAAAAGACTTAAAAAAATATATTGTTAATAGTCTAGATACTCAAGTTCCACTAGATTGGAACGAGGAGATGCGAAACCGAAATCTTGGCTTTGGTAAAAACAAAGAACTTACATGGAAATCTCTTGAAGATAAGTATTTAGATTGGATTATTAAAAACATGAAAAGTGAAAAAATAGTATCTTATGCAAATGCAGAAAAAATCCTAAGAACTACAGAAAAAATAAACTCTGAGCCTTCTAAAAAAGCAGAACCAAAAGCAACAAAAGAAAAAGCTATTGATGAACTTTTTCCCGAGACTTCTAAACAGAACCCTTCTAAAGAAGAGGTAGAAGCTATGGCGATAAATCAACCCGATTATCTTTCAGAAGAAGAAGAAAAAAGACAATGGAAGGAGTTTGAAAATGCCTAATTCACAAAAAGCAATTGTATTAAATCATTTAAAATCACAAGGAAGTATAACAAGCTGGTATGCAATAGAATATTATAGAATTACTAGGCTAGCGGCGATTATAAATGATTTACGTAAAGAAGGTTATTCTATTGTTACCCATAAATTAAAAAACAAAAATATTAGAGGTAAAAACTCTAAATATGCTAAATATGTTTATGGAGAACCTATCGGTGTAGGTAACACTTATAATCTTTCATTTGCATAGGAGAAGATATGTCGAGTAGAAGTAAGCAAAAAGGAAACAGATTTGAAAGAGAGGTGACTAATATTGCTAAAGATTTTGGCGTGAAGTCAAAAAGGGCTTATGCTAGCAACGGACTTAGTTTAGGTCATGGAGAGGAAGTAGATGTTTTGCTTACTTCAAAAGACAAAGATTGGCGAGTACAATGTAAAGTTCGTAAAAACATAGCAAATTGGATAAAACCAAATCCCGAGCAAGTTGATTTACAA